ATGACTGATCTCGAAAGAAAAATTTATCGAATCATTTATAATATGAGCCGGTTTCGCAAGAACCCGACAATCGATGACCTTAAAAGGAAAACAGGTAAAGATGAGGCGGCGATTCGCAAGGCAGTTAGGAACCTTATGTCTCGTAATGAATTAAAATGGGATATGGAGAAACGTGAGTGGAAATTTTAATTAGCAGCTTCTTGTCTTAAAGAATAAATTAAGTCCCAGCTAATTTATTGGCTGGGACTTTATAAGTAAGATTTTAAGCTCTTTGCAGACTTTTTTCTAAAATGGCCTGTACACGTTTATATTCATTTTGGAGTTCTTTATTATTTTTAAATTCTTTAATTCCTTTTAAGAATTCATTATGTTTCTTCTCAAAAGCATTTGTGTTAGCTAATTTTTGTTTTAATTGTTTTCCAATTGGCATGGAAATCACTCCTATCTCCTATACCTATATTATACAATAATTATAGAACTTTTGCTAATCCATTTTTTTTAGAAATGCTGCATAAAGTTCTGGTTCGTGTATTTTTTCTTCTTCTCCCTGTTGTTTTTCTGCAATTAATACTGGGTCACTTTTGCTGGTATCGTATAAAAAATATTCATCAGCATAATCTTTTAAGGAAATGAATGAAGCAGGAACTGCTTTATGTGTTTCCTTTAAAATTGTTTCAGGAACCATTCTCCCTGTTTGTTCAAACCTCACGTTATTTCTCTCAAGGGCTAGCTCAACTGGGACATCAACTATTAGGAGAGTTATAAAATAATCTTTTTTCTTTAAATCCTTTAATATCTCTTGATATTTTTCAATGTTACTCATTGTACCATCATAAATTAAAGCTATACCCAAATTAATTGCTTTCTTTAGCAGGAAGTTAGTTATATCCGAACTCTCATCATGAACATACCTAGCTGCAAGCTCTGGGTAATCCTTTTGATATTCTGCATATTCTGGAATGAATTTTTTTATTTCATCAGAATCGATTAAAAAAAGATCGTCAGGTAATGTGTTACTCATAAAAGATTTGCCTGAGTTACTGCCACCTCCTAAGATTACAGCATCAGTGACGTTTTCGATTTGTTGATTGTTAGTATCCCCAAACATTTTCTTAATTATTTCAGTATGAAGCTCTTTTCTTTGCTCAGTATATTCCCCTGATTCATCGGAATGAATCTTTTGTGTAATTAATTTTTCGTTAAATTCCATTGACCTACCCCATTTTTATAATTGTGCGCATCATAAGATTCATAATCTATGAAAATTTTACCACAATTCTTTGAAAATAGGCTAATATTCAGCAAAAAAAAACCATTTTTTTATAAAAAATAGCCATAGAACCGGGTTCTATGTCGAAGTTTTATCATTCATAAGGGCGGTACTTCTTTCTCCCTTCTTTTAATTCTTTTTTCAGCTGATCAATATCTGACTTTAAAAATAAAACAGTTTTACCCACTTTTTTTATCGGACTTACTCGACCATCTGTATGCAACTTACTCATGCGCTGCTTGTTTACTTCTAAAATCTCCTGAGCTTCTGTTGAGGTGAGGACCTCGTTTTTAATGAAGTCCTCAACCTGCTGCCGGCTCTTCAAATGAAATTCCATGTTATCTTCTCCTTACGTCTTTGATGACTACAAATAGCGTTGCAAGTATTAAAGCGGCCATGATTACCGTTGTAAAAGTATTTGTCCATATTGAACGCGTTACAATTGAAGCTGCGCTCAAGAGGATCATAAAGAAGATCAATTGTTTTTGGTTCATATTATATGCTAGACTGGTTATAATTATATTGAGAAGCGAGCGATTAACTCGCTTCCCCAGTGTTAGTCCTTCTTATTATCTTTGTTTGCGTCGTGTGATTGTTGGGCAATCCACGCTATAGATGCAACGTAAAAGATGATTTGAAGGACTTTTATCATGTTGTCTAGCATTTCCTCACCTCCTATATTTATTATACTACAACTGTAGACTTATGTCTATAGTTTAGATAAAAAAAGACCTCCCTTTTAGAGAGGTTTTTTCGCTTTTATTTCAATGCTTTTTCAATGGCTTTCTTTGTCTTCGGTCCATAAATGCCATCAGCAGCAAGCCCATGCATTAATTGGAACCGCTTGACTGCATCCGCTGTTTTTGGTCCGTAATAGCCGTCAATTCCATTGTTTTTTGCTCCCTTTTCAGGATAGAAGAAAAGAGCGGCTAGGGCTTCCTGAACGGCTTTTACGCCTGCCCCTTTCGTTAAGGGCTTGGTGACTTTTAAAATGCCAGAAGGTAGGTTCTTTTTAGAAACTGTTTTAGGCTTAGTTGTGCTTTTTGCTGGCGATGCTATAACTGGCGTTGTCTTTATTGGTTTTGCAGAAACTTTATTTGATAGTAATGACACCAAGACAGGACGCTTACCCGCTTGCAACTGTGATAAAGACATACCGCCCATCATTTCAAGGTGCGGGTAATCCTTAAAACTCTTCCAGTCTCCACCCCACGAAAACCCTAGTGATTTCCCAATTTGAGCTACTCGACGCCATTTCTCGTTAACCGTCCAAAGCGCTTTTTTCCCATCCGCACTTAAAAGAACGTAATCAATCGCTAAACCATAATTGTGATTTGATTGACCACCTTTAGCGTTGGTGATAATCTTCCCAGGAGCGGTACGACCTTGAGCGTAAAGCTTGTTTTGTTCTGCAAACGAACGGTAGCCAGAAGTAATCTGAACAAAGATACCTTCTTTATATGCTTGCTTGATCATTTCAATTGCGCTTTCTTTTACAACGTTGTGAATGCCAGCACCCATATTTCTAACAGATCGGTCTATAAGAGTTTGTAATCCAATTTTTTCACCCATGTTCATTCTCCTTTTTAAGTTTATTGAGCATTAAAAAAAGCCCCTGTTAAGGGACTCAGAAATTTGTACTTTTTTCTTCCGATTTTGGTTTAATGTATGATGCTATTTTTTTGATAGTATTTAGTGGGGACGTGATGAACCAACTCACAGCCGCAAAAAAATTTGAGCCTAATAAGCCAACAATTACAAATGTTAATGCAAAATACAAAACAAGTTGGGTATCCCCGCTCCATTCGTTCATAAATTCAGTTCTCCTTAACAAGAACACAAAAACAGGATGGAACAAGAAAATACCTAGTGAGTAATCTCCCCACTTTGTCAAAATGCTTTTCTTGCTATTTACCGAGATAAGTATGAGTAAACATATCCAAGCTGACAAGAGGTAATGAAGAAGCATTTTAAGCAGATAGCTTTCATTATTTGCTAAAAATCTCTTTATTCCGAAGCTACCACGAAAAAGCCATTCTAAGTTTGGTGTGTACTCAATCAACAAAATTGTTAATGATCCCGTCACTATGAGTAACACCTTTGCCATTGAGGGTTTTATAATCTTATAAACAGCATTCAGGCTTTCCTTTGTCATAAAAAAGCCAGCAAAAAAGAATGGTGCAAATGAAATTGTCCTTTGATAACTAAGAGTGTAAGAAGTAAAATTCGGATAAAAATCTTTTATTACATCTGCAACCACACCTGTGTACTGTCGTGAAATAAAACAGACAATGAACATAATAAAAAAGATACTTAATTTACCTATTAAACTTAATCTTAATTTTGACAAACCCCATGCCAGTGAATACCAAAAAATCATACTCACGATGTACCATAAGTGAAATTGCGGCTTACCGTAATGGAACGATAAGGTTTTATACTCTCCTATAAAATAGAGAAACCAGTCAAAAAACGACTGAAATATAATGTACAAAAGAAAAAGGTTTATTATTTTACTTAATTTAATTCTTTTAGCTAGATAGCCACTGATGAAAATAAAAAGTGGCATATGGAATGCGTAAATAAACACGAAAAGCTGATAATAATTCTGTTTATTGAGTTCTATTAAGTGTCCAAAAACTACTAAAAAAATCAACAAACCCTTTATATTACTTAACTTTAAATCCTTTTCTAACAACTGGCTTCCCTCCAACTCCAATTTTAGGATATATGAAGAAGGATGCCAGCGCAACTATACGTTTATTTTGTTAATCCTTTTTGTTTTAGGACTTCTTTTTGTAACTTGCCCTTGTCAGTCACATAGTTGTTTTTGAACCATGCGACAAGCGTCATGAACGTTGTAAAGAGTGTCGAGACAGCAACATATAAAACGTCTGCTAAATTGTTTACAGACTCTTCATCCAAGGGTAATGGTGTCTTTCCGAACATCACTAAAAACTGATTGATCAATGCAATTAAAAGAAGCACTGTTCGTATCACAGTGCCTTTATCTAAATTCTTCATATTAATTTCCCCACTTCATTTATTTTTGAATTAGCGTGTATACAAGGGCGATCCCGCCGCCAATTACACCCGTACAAACAGCGGTTATAAGCGCACCAGTAATAGTACGCTTAATCCATGTAGTGTTTTCTTCGATTTTGTTAAGCTGATTGTTCAAGCTAATGATTTGCTGATCGTGCTTGTCTTGCCCTCTTTCGAGTACAGAAACACGTTGTTCCAAAGCTTTTTGACTGGTCTTTAATTCCGACATATCTTTTTGTATGATGTTCACATCGTTAACCTCCGTCATTCCTGACATGAGTACGCCCCCCTAGTCCTTTTCAAGTTCCTCACCTCCTTAAAGAAGGTAAAATAAAAAAGCCTTTCTACTCGGCTTCTAGTGTTTCTTTATATGTTTCACCAGTTATTTCTTTGTATTGTTCTTGTGTAACATATTCCTTCTGAATACCCTCTTCTAAATCTTCAATAGTACAGTCATCAAAGGACATTGCTTGTTTGACCATTGCAGTTGTAGCCCATTTATAAAATAGAGCTAACACCCAAAAATTAAGATTCATCTGTAAACCCTCCCTTTAATTTAAGGATTTCTATTCGCATTTCTGCGAGCTGTTGCCCTAACGTTGCATTTACTCTTTCTGACTGTTGACGAACGATTTTTTCTAATGCTAATTGCTCTCCAAGCAGCAGCAGTTGTCTTTCAACGTTTGATAACGGCTTTTCATTACTCTCGGATAGATACTCATTCCAAGCGACCTCTAATACTTCATCTGAAGGTATAGGATCGTCTAGGGACCACTTGTCTATGAATTGTCCCTCTCCATCATCCCGAACCGAATAATCCTTACCTAGTTCAGCATTCGGGTATAAATATTTAATCGCGAGCGCTTTATTCATCTTTTCCCTCCTATCTCAATTGAGCCATCGTAACGTATGCTGTGTTTATTGCTATTGTTTTATTGGTGCCTTTTGGTGTTATATAGAAAGTTACCTTATCTCCTGCCTTAAATCTCTGTAATAAATAAAGAACGCAGGTACTTGATGATGTTGCTGGATTCCAGTTTCCAAACCTTTGATACTCTGACCCATTTACATAACAGGCTAAAATATTATCTGATCCTACTGTGATGTTAGTGCTAGTAATATAAAGCCTTATCAAGTAAAGACCGCTATTTTTAAGTGTGATTTCTGCGCGAGAGCGGTTATACTCTGATAAATCATCCGCTCTTGTCACACCAAAAACAAGTTTAGTTGCAACATTCTCAGCGGCGGAAACTGATGAATTATCTTGATCATAAGTATCAACAAATGTGCTGTTTGCTACATCTTCTGCCGTTAGCACTCGTTTCCATCCTTTGAAAACTCCATCAGTGTGGACAGTTCCAAACCACATCGTATTTCTGTAGCTCGCTACAGCTATAATCATTTTTCTACCCGATCCACTTTCGGACACATCATAGTTAAACCACCCAGTATCAGATGGATCAGGATTATTTAAAAGTCTGTTATTAATCCCAAAATAAAACCCAGGTGGTAAAGTGAGTAAATCAGAACCTTCTGGTATCAATTTTCGTGTCCCTGAATCTTGTGTCATTTTGTATAATTGACCATTATTCCATTTGTTTTTTTCGGCTTCGGAAGTGTGTAATATTTTATCAACAACATGGCTATCAAAATCTGCCTTTGAAGCTTGCTTAATGTTATCGACATTACCTAAACCGACCTGTGATTTCGTGACAGCATGGGGATTATTTTTCGCGTTAGAATGTGTTGTTATATCATTCGATAAGGCCTTTAATGCAGCTGTGACTTCTTCAGATGAAGCAGCACCATCTTGTAACTCCTTTAAGGCCTCATATGTCCTATTCATGTACCAGTTGAACCAATCGGCAGGCGGATGATCCAGTGGTTTAAAACCCTCGCTAATTTTACTTTGTGGCGGCTTTTGCCCTGCGTTTTCCCATTGTGGTAAATCTTTTGTAAAAGCCATGCTTTCCCTCCTTATTAGATTGGTAGTGGATAATCATCTTCCGGTTCAAAGATGCCGCCTAATGTGCCACCATCAGTACCATCAGATGAAAACCCGAATTGGCTTGTCTCAATTTCATCAGGAATAGATGAAAAGCTAAACGTTCCATTAAGATTTATATAGGCCACTCGTACACCAGCTGCTACAGTTTTTTGCACAATAGATGAAAATTGCGTGGCGGACATCCCAACTTTATTAAGTGCTTCAAGCGGTGCCTTTTTCACAATTATTGCAGCTGGTTCATCTTCATTATCTTCTTTGACAGTGTAGATATTTATCTCTTCATAAGCACAATTCAAAGTTTTCGCAAGAGCTTCTATAATGCGGTTTGTTGTTCCGTCAGAAATATTTCTTGCTACTTTACCGCGAATCAGAACACGGTATATTTCGTCTGTGGCTCTACCTCTATTTTGAGCAACGTTATCACCTATTAAATCAAGGCCACGACCTTTTGCGTTATCTATATCACGCCATTTTTCAGCAGTGATTAGTGTCTTCCTTGCTGCGGTCAGTTGTTCATCTACAATTAAAAAAAGCTTTCCGATGTTGCTCTTCTCATCTTTCTGAAAAGCATCGGTCAGCTTGCTGATTAAGTCCTTAATCATAATGTACCACCTCGATTTCCGAGAAGAGAACTTGCGCCACTTGTTTAGGCTCAATCTCTATGTTGGATTGTCCGAGAGTATCACGATTTTTCCCAATCTTAATCACAACATCATCAACACCAGCCACTTGATACACAGCATTATATAGTTGAGATAAAATAACATCGTCACCCATTTGAGATCCCGTGAAGGAAGACCCCGATTTGTCCACACCACCAATTTTATATACAACATTATTCTTGATCAGATCATCCCCATCAATGGGGAATGATGCATTTGTCTTTAATTCAAGACGGACATAGATTTTCACCTCTTGAGCGAAATCAAAATTGACCGTATGGTCAATGCCGCTTAAATCAGTAATGACAACAGATTGATTACCTACGGTTTCTATGCCTGCCGCTACACTATTAAAAAGCGAATCAGCCACATCTTCTTTTATACCTCCAAGCACATAAGCATGAATGCTTTTAGGTGGATTACCGTCAGCATCTACTTCCATTGTGTTATTCATTACAACATTAGCCGAACGGACCCCGGATGTTTTTATCAGCGCTGCAATGATCCCGCTGTGTGTAGATGCTGAACTACCTTCCACAGACCTCTTAATTCGCGCGCGGTATTCCGAATCTATTTCAATATCGGAACCGCCGGCGGCCGCTTCGGGATTGGTCACAGACGTGATATTTTCCGTTGGTTCAGCTTGTACAGTGATTGTATCAGCTGCAACATTGTTCATTGCGCCCTTATCGACTGATATGACATCGACTAAAGCTTTTCCATTGGTATCAATTGTTGCTTCTTCAAGTACCTCAAAGTAAATATCTGATTCCGTTGCAAACTGGGTTTCTTCTTCAATGATGTGACCGGGTTCGCCTGTGATTTCAAGAGTGGCGTATGATTCGCTTGCCGGCTCTCTTGTGATTCCGTTGTTATTTCCTAATCTATCAAGCTGCACTCCCTCAGACTTACTAACAAAGCCGCTGTTATATACTCTTTCAGCGATGTCCCAAACACCTGCCAGAAACCATGCAATGATCCTAAAAATGATTCCAAGAGGTGTCCGACTTGATGTATTTACATCCTCCCCGAACTGTTCCTTTGCCTTATCTTCCATTTCGTCTACAATGTCTGAATATGTTTTTCGCTGGAAGCCGTTTTCATTCAACAACGTCAACACCTCCTAACACCAATTCTTGGCCGTCTTCTTCTTTTATTAATTTCAGTTTGATACGACTAGAGCGTGCTTTTCGATCAAACTGAAATTCTATATCTTCTACTGTGGCAATGCGTTCTTCTTGAGCTATCGCTTCAATGATGTCATATTGTGCTTCTTCTTCATCAAGATTTTTACCGAGGAGATTTTCACGCTCGACTCCTAAAAACTCATCTAGTTCAAACTCTCCTAAACTTGTTTTCAAGATCATTTCTACAGCTTGTGCAAGCTCTGCATCGCCTTCAACCATTTCTAGTTCTCCATCTTTTAAAATAAGATCACCATTAACCAGTTTTAAAGTCTTCATCCCTCATACACTCCAATCACTACAGCATCCGTTATATCGTGTGTACGGGTACTATCAGGATCAAAAGGTTTGTTTGTTAAATTATCAAGCGCCCGATCTGCAAATGATAGAAATACCATTGCTCCAACCTTCATATCTGCTTCGACATGCTTGAGAACAAGAGCATCTTGTATCAATGGTTGTTCATATAAAGTGTCGTCGTCAGCGGTCATAAAGAGCGGCTTTACATCTGCCGTATGACTGGCAGCATCGTAAGAAACGACCCTACCAGGAGCGCAAACATGAATAGAATGCTTGATGCCTTTTATAAGATTATCGAAAAAATTCGTATCCGCCGCCATTAGATCACATCCGCTTCTGTGTAAAAATCGTTTCCATCGAACACATGCTTACCCTTTTTAACACGATACTTACCGTTGGCTGTTTTGCTCTTAATGATAATAATTGAAGCGGTGGTTATGCGGTGTTGTAATAAGCATTTAACCGAGTACCCTTTCAACTTTTCATCCTCAAACGCTTCAGGAGAGTCAAGCAAACCTGTTGATTCTTTCAATTCAAACCGCTCGTCATCCCCTTCTGTAATAGACCTGATAACAAGACGGCCACGCCTGTAATACAAAGAAGCACCACAATCATGCACAACTTCTTCTAATTTCTTCTCAATACTGCCTGTGACTGTGTACCCTTTCTTATATACCTTGTTTCTAGGCAAAGACAGCTTCGCAAGTTTTATATCAAGAATGCGGATTAAACGATTTATAATTGTGCGGGCCGTGGTTCCTTTTTTAAACGTGATTTTCATGGATTGTTTTCTGTATTTCGCCTCACGGACTGTTTTGTATTTGATTGTTCGTGTGCTTTTGCGGACAGATGTCTTACCCGATTTCAATTTGACCACTTTTTTTGTTTCAACCTTCAATGGTTTCTTCAGCTTGTACCGCTTGTTGGCATAATATTTCACAGGAGCATCAGCGGTATTTTGATCAACTTTAATATGAGAGTAATCGTCTCCCTCTTTCATGAAAATTGAAGTGATTTTATCGACCCCTGTACGCTTTGTCAGCACCTTTGTAACCTTTCCGATAGCTAACACCCCAAAGTCGCTTTTATACCCCGCCTGAACGGTCATAGTAGCGCCTTTTTTGATTTTGTTGATCGTGCTACTACTTAGGTTAAAAATCTCGACCTTTGTTTCATTCGGTTTGGCGTCATCATCGAACGGGACTTCAAACCTCACTTCTAAATCTTTATAATCAAAGGTTCCTTTATAAGCCCCACTATCAATCGTCACTTTTACAATACGACCAAATAACAGCTTGTTATTATTCGTCGCCATCTTCTTCACCCTCTTCACCAACATCGTCAATATACAGAAACACAGTTTTCATGAAGTTTTCTGATGAAATCCTAGTTTCTGTATTTGATTCGTCTAACGGTACTAACGAAGGAGCTGGCAAACGATCATCTATAATGTCATCCCACAATGGCACATTTAGAATCATTTTTTCACCTAGTACGATTGGCTCCATGTCCATGTCATAAAGGTCGATAGAATAGCTGTCATCTGTCTCGTTATAGTTGATTTGAAAAACAAATGTGCTGTCAGCAAGATCAATTTCAAACTGCTGCGGAATGTCTTCTATATCAATCGGAATATAGTCTCTCGTTGCCATTTTGCTCCCCCTACTTCACCCGTAATTTGACCCCTATAGGAATGCGGCGGTCAGGGTACTTATTCCATTTTCTAAGCTGTGACAGGCTCGTACCGTACCACATTCTCATGTGGCTGTATGTTTCGCCTTTCTTCACTTTGTGATAGACAGCTTTTCCTTTCTTAGTATTTGATTTCTTCTTTTTCCCTGCTGCTTTCACTTTCTTTTTCACAAAAGGACTTTTTGCAATACGGATTTCTTGTAACTCAACTGAGATAGCAAAACCGTTTTTGTATTCTCCAATATCACGAGATAGATTGGTAATGACAACGTTTTTCGCTACTTTTCTTCCTGTGTAGTTAAGCAGTTTGCCCGCATACATCTGCTTTTTAAGATACGCAAAATCTTTGTTTGGATTTTTGCCAAGCAAAAAACCCGAAATTGAAGTGATTTCGGGTTTTCGTTGTACATGATCAGTTATGGGAATGCCTTTTTCAACAGGGTATGATGTCACTTCCACCTCGGGATTGTCTGACTCTTTTTCGTTAACGATTTTGATTTTCCCTAGCTTCGCCATCAATATTCCCCCTCTGGCGCATACATTGGATTCAGTTTTTCCCACGTTTCTTTAAGAGCTTCTTGAACCGCTTGTTTAATGCTCTCGCTGCCTGTTGAAGTACCGCCAGAAACTTGGACATAAACTGTCGGTGAAAAACTATTACTGTTTGAAGAATTAGAATATGTTGTCGAACTAGATGAAGGTGTATAGGCTGCGTCACTTAACATGCTGTTTGTTCTACGGTTGTTGTAAATTGTTGACCCGCCAGACAAACGCATAAGCTCTGGTCCTTGTTCACCAACCATTGCCCATTGATCACCAATGATACGGCCACCTGTTGCATATCCCTTATATGGACCACCGCGCGCCATTGATTTTAAGCCCGGATGGTTATAGATCCCACCGTATCTTCTATTAAGATAGTTAATTGCTGCAATTATTTGATGAACTGGGTTCTTAATATTGCCGTAACCCGGTTCTTTGTATGCGGCGAATGTTGAAGGAATAAACTGCATAAGCCCTTGTGACGGATGCCCAGCTTTTGCGTTGCTATCCCAATTGTTTACTACATTGGGATTTCCGCCTGACTCTTTCATGGCGATCGTCTGTAAGGCACCAGCATAACTAGGGCTAATCCCTTTAATTGAAATAGCTTGAGCTACCCACTTTTTAACGGCAGCAGATCCACCGCCGCCAAACATACCACCAAAGCTCTCAATCTTTTTCTTTCCCCAACTCATTGCGCCATCTTTTACTTTAGTGAATAAACCCTTTGCTATATCACCAAAACCCCCAGATAATGAAGGTGCTTTTGCACCAAACATCTCAAAGGCTTTATTCATGAGCTTTGTAGGATTAGAAATGTAATCCCATACATCAAAAGCAGCGCTTTTCACTTTACCAACAACGTTTTTTGCTCCCTCAACAGCTTTACCAAGCCATCCTGATCCTTTTTTATTCCCTTTAGTTCCATCAGCATACATAGGAACATTTCCGAGAGTTTCAAGCGTTTGTTTATGTGATAAAACCTGTGTTCCTTTTGGAAGATTCATTAGTGTATCAGTACCCGGAGATAATCCCACATGGCCGGACGGTGTTTTATATAATTCAGGACCTCCACCGTCACCTAAAATTGCTGGCCCACCCGGATGACCATTTGTACCATTCGCATATTTAGGCGGTGTCCATTTTGGAATTTTCACATCTTTTAAACCGATCTTTCCTAACACCCAGTTTATACCGCCTGTCACTCCGTTCACAGCGGTTGCCAGTGCACCAGCTAGCATATTTCCAAGACTTTTCACGCCACTAACCGCTTTAGATGCCATTGATTTAATACCTTGACCAATCTTCCCAGGTAAAGCTTTTGCTCCTGAAACCATATCACCAAATTTTTTCTTAACTAGATCCCATAGAGCGCCTGCCAATCTACCGACGTTGTTTTTCACAAAACTCCAACCTTTTATTATAAAGCGTCCCATATTCACAACAGCATTCGAAGCGTGTGTCGCACCATTCACGAAGAAGCTTTTAACACTTGTCCACATTCCTGATACAAGTGCTCTTACACCATTAGCCAATCCTAAAACGCCTTTTAACAAGCGACCTATGAAAAGCAGTTGTATGCCATTCCATATAAATGCAATAGCACCGGAAAAGAGTTGCTTTACTCCTTCCCACATCTTTCCGAAATCTCCTGTGAATAAGCCTGTGAAGATTTTAACAACGCCCATGATGATATTAAGCGCACCAGTAATAACCCCTTTAATATTTCCCCAAACAGATTGAACAATATAGAGAATTACAGGCATCAAGAACACAAACACCTTTTGCAAGACACTAAAGACATTCTGAAGTGCTTGAACTATTTGTGATCCATTTTCTTTCCAAAATGCCGACACTTGATTTCCTATAGTCGCCAAAAAGCTAAACACTCCACCCAATGCTTGGCCTATGTATGGCGCAATAAATTGAACGGCTGACAATATCCCATTAAATATCGTACTAAACACTGGTGCCATACCTTTCATAGTTGAGACAAAACTATTTATGAAAGCCTGCACATATGGAGATATGCTAGAGATGGAAGTTTTAACGGTATCAAAAACCGATTTCACTTTATCTGTAATACCAACAATCATATCTACTGTGCTTGGAGGGAAAAGCTGTGACAATATGCCGTAACCTTCTAAACGATCTCCTGTGCCTTTACCTTGCATAACGCCAAATACGCCCATAATCGCTTGTTTAGCAGTTTGGGCTGGACCTGATATATTTTTAAATATAGAACCAATCGTATTGAAAGCTGGTTGCATTACTTTGCCAATGCCGAAAATAATATCAGGCAGTTTACTGAATTGAGTAGAAAACCATCCCATTGCAGCTTGAATATGAGGCTTTGCAGGCTCCATGATCTTTGCCATTGTTGAGCTGATTGACGATTTCATAGAATCGACAGAGCCTACCCAAGTATCTTTAGAATCTTTCATAATGCCGGCCATAGCTGCTGTTTGGCCCGCAGCTCCTTTGGTCCCTTTCTGCATTCCTTTTACAAGAGCGGCAATTGCTTCTTCACTTTCAAAACCGCCTTTAGAAATGACATTTTTCAACTCCATAACGTCTTGACCCGTTTCATTCGCCAATATCTTTAGAGCTGGTATACCAGCATCCATTAGCCGGTTCATCTCTTCCATAGACAAGGTTCCAGATACCTGCATGGCTCCAAAGGCGTCACTGATCTGTCTGAATCCTTCAGCACCTTTACCACTTGCGGCGGCAGCATCTCCAACAGCTTGCATCGTTGGTATTACATTCTTAACATCCATACCAAAAGCAATTAGGTTTCGGCCACTATTCGCGATGTCAGTAAATGCATAAGGCGTTGTTTTCGCAAAGGTCAGCATGTCATCTAGGAAACTTTGTGCCTTTTTAGCGTCTCCCATCAGAACAGATAAGGAGGTTTTAGCCTGCTCAATAGCAGATAAACGCCCCATACCTGTTGCGGCTAAAGCTCCACCTGATAACAGCCCTAATGCTCCTGCATAACCTTGTACAGCCGTTTTAGCTTCTCTGAATGGGGCTGTTATACCTGATCTAACACTATTTGCAACGCTTCGTGACATTGAACTAACCGATGATGGGATTCGCCCAAAAACTCCGCCTAACCTCGATGCACTTTGTGTCATCTGTTGAAACTGTCCACCCACTTGGCCGCCCATACGGTTCACTTGCTGAGTAAGTGCTCCTGCATTGCTTGTGCTGTCTTCTAATCTTGTCCGCATTGCAGATAGTTGACTGTTTGCTACTCGGATTGTTCTCGCGCTTGTATCAGTGGATCTTGTGAAACGCATTATACTGCGACTTGCTGTGTTGATATTGGTATTTGTTGAGCTGACACTTTGACTAGCTGTTCTCATTCCACGGGTTAGGTTTACAACCTGTCCGTTCGCTAGCCTAAGTTGTCTAGTTGCTCCAGCTGCAATCTGACTAGTATTGTTAAGATCATTACTCATTGCTTGAATTGGTCGATCTGCTCCCTGAATGCTACTGAGCATACTATTTACTTGAGTATTCATTTGTTGCAATGGTTTCGAGTTAGCAATAAGTTTTAGTTCAATCGCAGTGGTCCGCAAAGGTTGAGACATCTATTTACCTCCTTTCTGATTTGCTTTGTTTTTCGCATCAATATAGAGATCAAGGGCGGCATTAGCTTCGGCGATCTCGTCAGGTGTCATATATCTAGCAACATCAAAACTGATCACTCGCTCCATCACTAGCCGCCACATGTCCCACTCACTCTTTGCTTTGTTCTTGTAATACTTCCTGTCCTTCGTCTTCCGTTGTAAGAAACGTGTCACATTCGTTCATGACCTCCTGCAAGGCCTTCAATCCTTGCTCATCCCAATGAGACCAATCTACTTTAGGGCTGTGAATTACATGTTTCATGTAACCGTCATACAAGGCATCTAAATTAATAGAGCCATCACCAGTAGCTACAGATGATTGCAATTGAACTACCTTTCTTACTCCTGGATGGACAAGTGTATATGTGACACCTTTTACTGTTACTTCTTTCGATTCGCCGTATTTTGCCATTGGTTTTCTCTCCCTTAGTGGTTTTTTCATATGAAGAAAAGCAGCCTTTTCAGACTGCTTTCGTGTGTTCGTTTTCTTTTTTTGAGCCATGTCATTTCACTGTGTAATCAAAGACTTGAATTTCAAACTCTCTGTCTCCGACTTCGTCTGAATACTCTGCATCAGCATTCTTTTTAACAGCAGCTTTGGTTCCACCGATTGTTTCTTTTACCTCACCATTATTCTTGATCCAGATCGGAAATTGTTTACCGTTATTTGCGTACTGGTTGAGTAATGCAACGAATGGTGAACCTTGTGACAACGTTAAAGTGATTGTGCCAAGTCGATTGTTGGTAATAGCCATACTAGCTTCGCCTTTAGCACTCATTTTCGTTTGAAAGTTATCTTCATCCTTGGATGCAGAAACCATAGTGCCTTCTGAAAATCCTGTTACAATTTTACCGGCCACCGTTATGGTGACATCCATCGGATTATATGTGTATGCCATTGATTAAGCCCCCTTTAAATAATGATTTCCCCTGTGATTTCTGCCGTGTGAACGGCTCCGGCAAGCTCGAATCTAAACGACAAGCCGTCATACACACGGTTTTTGCGGTTTTCGTCTGTCATCTCGCTTCTTCCTTTAGACTGAACAGAATAGACAGGCTGTCCGTCCTCATCAGGTGCAATAATTCCGTTAGTAAATGCTGTTTCCAAAACGTTGATAATTTGTGATTCAAGCAACGCGAACCCTTCATTTGTGTAAGGGATTTTATCAGTAGTGCTTAGAGCGGTTTGAATAGAAGTCTCGATATTAAGCTTGACCCAATCTTTGCCGTGCAGCACGTCAATAAATTCACCCGAACCTGTAATACCCTCGCTTGTTTGATTGCGGCCAGCTTTAGTCACAAATGCAATGGCACCCGCCTTGTGGATGTTTTCCAACGTATCGACTTTGTAGTCTTGCGGTGTGACACCAATGAGAGACTTAAACTTCCACGTAACAGACCCGACAGGCTTGTTTGCAATTGCTCCAATAAGCGCGGCATCCGGTTCCTCATCAACAAGCGGATGATGGAATACAATGGTCCGATCTTTTCCTGTGTATTGCTCAAGCTCTTCAAATGACGCGACTTTCAAGACAACGAATTTATATGACTTCTCTTCAAAGAATTTAGACGCCTCAAGGCGGTCTTCTGCGTTAACAGCAGCCAGTAATACAAAATGAAAGTCTTTGTCAAAATACTCTTCTAATGCGTTTCTAACGCTGAAAACCTGTTTGGGGTTCTCTGTATCTCCTGTTTCAAATTCGTGCCCAAATGAAGCCACAGCGACCTTATTCGGCGCATTGTCACCTTGTGCAAAGATAGCCGCCGCCTTTTTGTAAGTAGCCGTGCTTTCCCCGTAGTTCTGCTTTAACGATTCTAGCGATCCGTATTCTCGATAAACACTTTCCGTAGCACTTGTGTTTTTAACCAAGATGAGCGGAATGCCAAGACCTACAAGCGTTGTGGGCTTTAAAATATCAATTTTGACTTTTACGTCTGATAAAGGCATGTAATTACCCTCCTACATTCTCGTTATTTATGGTGACGGAATCAAAATACTCTGACTCTGCCCCGTTATGTGTTACTCGTATTCTGAACCGTGCATCAAAGCCATGACGACGCTCATTTTCAATTGATATAAATGTATCTCTGTTACCTGTTCCCTCCGCTCGAATAAACGCGATTCCCTTATCATAAAGAACCTGCTTCGCCTTCATTGTTTTCAAAAGCGTAGCAGTCTGTTGTGTTAATGAAATCACTTCAATAGCATCATCGGAAATCCAAGTGAACGAAAAGAAAATATCTACATCTTCAGTGATCGCATCACCTTCGATAATTCCCCGATGTTGGGGAATGTATGGTGATGTAACGTTATATGTGCAAAAAGGATAAGCAGGCTGCTTTCCTGTTCCGTTTTCCATAATCACTTTGTGACCGGTACTATCTCTGATGACACCAATTACCGTGCTTATAATGGACTCGTAATCAATCAAAGCTGCTCACCGCCTTTAAGATGTAACTATTAAAATCTGCGTAATCCTCGAAAGGATTCATAGATTCAACATGGTATGTGTTCCCCTTGTAAACCACTTTAGATTTCAAAGGGATCTCCACAGATTTACTGATATAAAGTTGGCGGTCAAATGTCGTTAAACGGCCACCTGATTGATAGATTAATTGACTAGGTAGAACAACAAGCGCCCCTTTTTGCGTGGTGGTTACGACTTCACCATCTTGCCATCGTCCGAGATTATCGTAGTCTCCTTCACTCTGCACAACAAGATCAAAAGTCACGCTATATTTGCCTATGAGTTTCATGAAATTGAACTGACTCATCACTGAACCTCATAATCAATTGAACCAATCAGCTCACCTGTATCAACAAGCGGATTCGACGATCCTTTTTGTTGAGTGGTAAATGGTTGGTTTGCTGGTGATTTCAGATCCCGGGCGTATTTTTGTATTTTTCCCTTTGTCTCAAGACCGATAGAGTTCATGACGTTTCGAGTGCTAATACCTTTTTGAACAGCTTCAAGCAGAAATCGGTCTAATTTACGGAGTATTTCACGCTCGTTTTCATCCCATCCCGATCTAATAAAAGATCGTTCGGGGATCACAATGTGAGTGGTATCTTTTCGCAAATGCAGACCTTGAGAATGAAGATATGCACGCATCTTTGGCGTCACTGTGATACGTGTTCCAAATTCATGCACAGCTGCAATCATGGCTTCTTTTCCTGTTCCAAGAACACCCACTCTTGCTTTTCTCTCGCCATTTCCAAGTGCGTTGACAACTCTAGGGATTCGATTTTTGTCTTTGATCTTTATTCGCCCCATTTAATCACCTCAACGCTCGGAACTTAACTTTTCTGTATTTTCTCCACAGCTTATACACAGCCTCGTAACGTGTATAATCACTTGTGTATGTCTTGCTCATGCCGCCGATAGATTCGGAGGAAACACCGACCTCATTCGAGCGGTCAATCTTAATCATCATTGCAATTCCTTTTTTGACTGGTGACGGCAATTCAAGTAACCCCTCTTTGTTTAAAAAGGGGTTGTTGCAATATTCTTGTGCGTATTCAATGCCGTCTTGCAATTCCAGTTTAAGCTTTTCATCCTGTGACTCATCATCTAAAGGGATCTCTAAGCGGGTTTTCAACTCTATTAAGTCCATTATTCACCCCTCAATCCCACTACTTCATATGTTAGAAAGCAGCGGCAATGTATGTCATTGGCTGCGCTGCCTGATTGTCCAGGCGCAACTGCTGCGACACCATTTCCTAGATCAAATTGTTCATTGACCTTTCTACGCTGACCTTGCAACGCCTTATGATTCGCCTTCCGAGTTTGTCGGACCCGCTCATCATCAACGTTGTTCCATACCTTCTCCATAACTATGCCTTGTTGCTCAAATTCTTCAGCTTTATTGTGCGTGGCTTTTTCTCGCACTCTGTGGGCTTCTGTACGAGCGATAACGGTCGATCTATAGTAGGAGCTATCAAATGCGCTTCTAACTCGTCTAGCAATGTCTGAAAAGCGTTCACGCTCAATAAACCCTCTTTCTATTGCTTCGTTTATGTCCTTTACAATCATTGCACGATGCTTTTCCAATGCTTGCGTTAGCTTGAGTCCATACACAGCGTTCTTACGAGCTTCTTCAACTAATTTTGGCAAAGAAGGCGTTGCATTTCTTAGCTTTTGATCAATCATTGCTTCGACAACGGATGCCAACCAATCATAAGAGAAATCATAAGTATCTTCTAAGAGCCGTATGATTTCCTTTTGAGAGCGGGTATCCAGTTTGGAAGCCAAAGCAATTACTTGAGACTTCAAGGCCTCAATATCGTCAAACTGATTAATGTCAGCATATGAAAGGTCTTCACCTTGATCTAATTTCTCGTACAGGTCCGTAAGAGAACTCATAAATTCCTTTGAGGCTTCACGATACAGCTTTTTTAACCTTCTCATGGCCCCTCGTTCTTTAAGGTCCAACGGCTTCAAAAGCTCGTTTAAAAATTTCCCTTTATCCACCGTCATCCCCCTTATTCTTCTACTAGTTCTTCAGGAACTTCTTCAACTTCATCTTGTTCCTGCTTCTCGCCCTTTTTGTCGAGCTTATAGCCTAAGTCTTTGTAGATGACTTCAAATGCTCTTTCTGTGACATCGAGTGAGTGCTTACCTTTTTTAATTTTCATTACTCACCAGCAGCTCCTTTTGGTGTGATAGCAGCAAAAGCATCATCATTAAGAGTCATAAAGCCAACTTGTTGAGTAACACGTAAAGCCACTAAATCTTGCTCAAATAAGCTAATCGGTTTGCCATCGTTATCAAGAGTACCTTCAAGCGTAGCGTCTTCACTGATTTTGTATTCCATTCCTTGTGGGATGCCGTATCTAGCCATGCTCCAATCACCAGCAAACAATGAAGCTTTATCGTACTTCCAAGACTTAGAATCAACATATCCGATTGGTAGACCCAAAGCATCAGGTGTGGCTCCGCTCTTTGGATCATTAAAAATCGGCAAGCCATTTTCATCTTTTGCACCACGCAATTTTTGTTTAAAACGACGAGTTGTTGTAAAGCCATTTGCGTCTTTATCAGCTTCTTCTAAAAGCGCCATTACTGCGTTTAACTCGTCATACAGGCCTCCCAAAGAATCTAATTCAATTTTATTCCCTTTAGATTCAATTCTCTCCATGACGGATACACCTTTACCAAATGGAGAGCCAATGCCAAACAAAGCAGCTTGGTCAAATTTAATAGCGAAAGCTTCTGCAATTGCTGGCTGCATTTCTGCGAAGAAGTCCGGCACAGAATAACGTAAAAACTCCTTTGAAACAGGAATGATAACGCCTAGTTTTTTAGAAACCATCTCCGCTTTCAACCATTTCGCGCCATCCGTTTTAATTCTTTCGCCTTCACCTACCCAGTAGGCTCCCGGTCCTTCTGCTAAATAAGTAAACTCCTTTTTAGGCTTAGTCATTTCTTCATATTGAGCCAGCTGTGTCACTGCTGATTGTGTCATAAAGTCTTTTAATACTAATGTTCCCGTTTCTGTAGGAACCGCCCCTGTCTTTGCATCTTGTAGCATTACCATAATTATTTCCCCCTATTTTCTAATGTTTGCTTCTTGAGCAAGTGTTCTAATATCAATGTTTCCAGTAGAATTACCTGCTCCGTTACCTCGTTCAATTTCGCGGCCTGATTCTTTAAATTTCCCATCTACAGCTGCTTGCACGGCAGCATTGAATGATTCTTCAAGCTTACTTAGATTTTCCAGCGTAGAATCTTCGTTTTCTCCAATAAAAAAGTCAATAACGTCCTTTGGCAACTTCTTTTCATCAGCTGCTTTAAGGGCTTTATTGACTAAAGTTTCTCTATTTCGTGCCGCTTTTTCTGCTTCAATTTCTTTTCTGAGCTTTTCTACTTCAAGTTGTTCAGGTGTTTTAGAAGGATTCCTTTTTGAAACCTCATCTTCAACGATTTTTTCAAGGTTGTTCTCCTTCCATGTATCAAGGCTTTTGGTAAAGTGCTGATCTAAACGCGGCTGCAAGAGCTTCTTTCCTTCTTCTGTTTCTAGGAATCCTTTCACCTTGTCTGCTGACACGGCTGATAGTTCCCCTACAAACGCTTTTACTTCTTCATTCTCTTTATTTTGTTCAAGAAACTGCTTAATTTCTTCAATGTTCATTTTTTCATCCTCCAAGCCATGTAGTACGAGCCTACACGTCTAAGTTTTCCGTCTTTTCACGACTTCCGGCAGGTCGTTTGTCTAGCTCTTCATCTTCGTCCAAGTTGTAGATTGAATCTACTTTCGACTCATTCATTCTTTCTATTTCGTATTGGACATCGTCCACGAATGTAAGCTGTGACAACCTTGTTTCTTCACTTACTAGGCCTTTTAGTTTTGCTGTGGTTTCAGCTTCTTCAGTAATGTTAGCAGGAAGGTTACGTGTAAAAGTGAACCAAACTTTTAGATAATCGTCATTGGTTATAGATGCGTTTTTCCTCGCCCATGCTGAGCAAAGCAATTTGTACTGATACCGAAGGGCAGCAGTCATTTTCCGCTCCATCGTAATGCATTTGTTTTCTAATGCCATAAGCTTGTACCGCATTGCAACTCCTGTGAGATTGCCGCCAAAGGCTTCATCTGAGAAGTTAACCGATTTAGAGAACCGCATAATGTTTTCTTCCAGACGGTTTAGATGATTTTCGATCATAGTATCGTTAATATCTTTCGTCAGAAACTTTACGTCATCGTTGTCGCCAAAGAGCTGAAATACTCCGTGTTTTTTAAGATTCTCAAGAGTCTCATCATCGGCTCCCATACCTTTGAATATTAGATAAGCTAATCGCAATTGCTCAATCTCATTTGAGGCATCTGACAGCGTCCGATCATAAGCATCAATTAGAGAAAGGACCTTTTCAGCGTCGCCCATAAACTCATCATTGTTTGGCAAACCGAATAAAGGGCAGTGGTCGAATAGATGTTTATTAACTTCGATTTCTGTCCATCCATTCTCATTCTTCTCGAAATAATGAACGTGAGATGAGTCATAAAACTCAGCCTTTTCACGCTTAATCTGCTTTCCATCTACCCAGGTTGTCACCTCATAATATCGAAGAGCAAATTCAGGTTCAGTTATGTCATTGCCGCTACCAATAATGACCGCTTCCCACGGATCAATATTCACAGTCCTAACTTCTCCCGCTGTGTCGACATAAGCCAAGCGAGCGGCATACCCACAGATGGCCGCTTTCTTACCCAGTTCACTATCAGCATCCTCGATAGTATTTAACAGATTAAATCTATTGATCACTTCGACTAAAGCCCCTGAATCACTTACTTGGTTTTTATCCACCTCATAAGTGATTGGATGACCGAACATGTAACCCACTTTTGTATCAACAATCTCACTATCAAAACCATTGTTTAAGCGGTTATTAACTCGATTATCTATTCTGAGGATCGCCCCTGTCTCAAAGTCCTCTTGATGCCCCAACGTAAAAGCATCCCTTTGGAGAATTGGCACGCCTTCAATAGACGCTTTGTACCTCTCGTACTGATTGATCATTTTCTCTCGCTGTGTTTTATGAGAAGTTATAATTGCTTCAATGACTTTGCTGTTAACCTCGTTTTGCCTTAAATACTGTACAAATTCATTCATTTGCTCACCTCTCTCCTTTACGCCTCATCGGTTTATTATGTGTATAGAGGGCATAACGCACTGAATCAAGCACATCGTCCCATTCTTTAACTGGATCACCCGTCTTTTGATTCCACACATACATGAATATTTCTTGTTTGAAGCGCTCTACTTTGTCTTCAACAACAAAAAGACTGTTCTTCTTGAACAAGCCTGCCACCTCTTCTATACCAGACACTACAGCCTTATCAGCATTCAAGGCTCTTAACCTCTCACGCCTGAATCTAACAACATGTTCTGGCCGAGCGGTATCACAATAAAAATTCATGCTACCGTAACGCTCTTTTATATCTTTCGCCACTTTGACCCAATAATCTATTTCTTCATGCTGCGCTGCATGCTCTTCCAAGAGATAATAATTTTGCTTATCATCCTCTCCAATAACGACGATGGAACCAAAATGCTCATACCCCCAGTCAACGCCAGCGAAGTATTTTACAAAGTTGACGTTCTCTAATTGATCTGACCTGATGTAATGCACATCTTTGTTGAAATCTTTGTATATCACGCCTTCAGGCGCAACCCAATAACCATGAATATCCCTGTCCGTAAACATGCCGCTCGGTGTCGATGCCACTATACTTTCAACATATTCAGGATCAAGAAAGTTATTATCAAACAAAGAAAAGTGAAAAGCCCTGATGTTAAGACGGCCACTCTTTAACCTTTGCCCGTCTTTGTCGATGTAATCCTTTTTTACGGTGTGCATTGGGTTTTCAGGGTTTGTATCCATCAAGACCATTGCGCCCTTGTAGGAGCAACGGGATATAACTTCCTTCACGAATGAATCATGAAGAGCGGTTGCTTCGTTTAAAAATGCGCCAGCTGATGTAAAACCCCTTGCTTTTTTCCAAGCATCCACATTTGCACCATCGAAACAGTAGACCCGGTTGCCGAATATCTCAATGGCATTTGCTTTGTCTAGTTTAAGCTCTTTCTCTAATATCAATTCAAGGTCATTTAATACGTTACGCTTGATGGCTGCTTGAGTAGCACCACCGATAATAAATGAAAGACCCTTGTTTTGATATTTACTAATGTGAGCAAGGAATGCTAAAAGAAGCACGAATGTTTTCCCTGCTCTCTTTGCTCCGCTACACAAAAGGATTTTAGGACGCTCTTTTACGAAGCTGTCCCATACCTCTTTTTGTTTTTTATTCAATTCCATGTTCAATCACCATCTTTTGAAGCATTGAAGCAATTTTGTTTTCCCCGCTGCTTTCGCTACCGCCATCAATGGCCTTCTTAGTCTTCTCGATGTTCAAGCGCATTTGCTCCAGTTTAAGCCGTCTTTCGTCTGTCTCATGGGCTATGTTGTCAAACTGCTTTATCAAGCCCCTAAGCTCAGACATTGCCCTAGATTGAGCGTTTAGGAAAGTAGCATGACGATCCCAAGCAAACTGGAATTCGTATTCTTCTTCTTCGATGTCAGCTGAATCTGAAACAACTGATTTTTTCTTTTTCAGCTCTTTAATCATTTCGTCTTTGCTTTCAACGAACATGATTTTCTGTGCCCGCACAATTGCGGTGAATTGAATCTGTATTTGTTCCCACAGCAGATCAACAGGTGAAAACTCCTGAATGTCCTGCATGATCTCAAACGCTTCTGCCGGCATGTGCTTTGAGTAAAAGCCATGAGTCTTTGCGTTTTGGTTTCTTGCAGGAGCACCGCCGCTATTTCCTACAGCGTTTTTGTTCCCTTTTGGAGCACCACGAATAGGAGCGCTCCTTTTCTCAATCGGAGCGCTCCCTTTAAATTCTTCATCCCATTTGTCATTCGCTTTCCACTTTCTAATTGTGTTTGCAGTGACCCCTAATTCTTCCGCAATGTCTTTTAATAAGCGGCTTCCGTCACTTTCCTTCCACAACTGAAATGCTTTGTCTCGATTCGGATTTCTTGCCCTTGCCATGTCACATCACCGCCACTCCTTTCTTTGTGTTGTTTTGTAATTTTTATTCACTCTAAACTGCCGCCGCACTCTACCTTTAAGCCGATGCTTGGTGTAAAGAATTATCGGAAGCAGTTTACAGGGAACAAAAAAACACCCCTTAAGAGTGTTCTTCTTGACCTACCATTTGTTTTAAAGTGCTGATAACTTCATTGTTAAATCGTGAAGCTCTCATATATTCCTTCTCAACAGCTTCAAATTTTGAACTATCTTCTTCTGCTTGCTCTTTTAAGGTATGGATTTGAAAATGTTCTTTAAAAGCATCTGATTCTCCATACCCCATAATTTCTCTCTGCTGCGCAATTCTATCAAGAATATCAGCTTTTGCCCTTTTCAATTCATATTGTTGTTTAGCAGCTTCATATTGATCGGTTAACTCAAGATTATTATTAGTAATTTCATCTAACAATTTTTTGAGCAGTGTTAATTCAGTAGTCATATTATCACCTCCCACCTTTATATCGGCAGAAAGTAAGCACATGGAACTATTCGCAAAATTTGTCGAACGAAATTCACTTTAGACCTTTTTCTTTTCTAGAGTATATTTTCTCAAAAGTTGTTAACATCGAACCTGCAATGTCTCTATCATTTTTTTCTTGATTCAATATATTAAAAAGCCATAGAAGTGATCCCCCTGCAATTACAACACCCAGCCACTTGTATTCCTGAAATTGATATTGAATTATAAGCAACGTACCGATTAAAGAACCAATAATAGAAAAATTCTTGTGATTACGCTCTTTTCTATTGTCTATATGAGAAAATCTAAAAATTGCATATTCTAGACATTCAATATCCAAATCATAAAGAGTCGCTAAGCTCTTTTTATAATATTCCTTATCTTTACCATACTCAAATTCCTTTAAAAAATATTGAAGCAACTCGCTTTCTGGATATGTGTAAATGACATCTTCTAACTCCATTAACTTTTTAGAGTAAATTTCATTATCTATTTTTTTTATTTTTTCACTTCGTATTTTATTTTTTTTTGCGTGTTTCTTTTTTTTACCCAACTCTACTCACTCCTCAATATTATTATCGGATAAGATTGATAAAGTTGAGGAGTCTACGAAATTTGTCGAACGAATCCCTAGCTCGCAAGAGCAAGTGAAAATATATTAATTTGTGGTGACGCGGGAAAATTATGCCTCCCCGTCCTGCCTTCAAGTTTACACTGCGGTTTTAAGTGATTTCAAATGTTGAAGAAAATTGACTTTCTTGACTTCTTTGACGATGTTGCCGATTATTTCAGTTTTGATTTTTCTAATTGTGTCTCTTGAGCATTCAAGATGATCTGAAATAGCGGTGTAACTCATTCCAGTCATCATGCAGTCATACACGATTAAATGTCTTTCCTCTTGCATTTGGTCCACAGCTTTATTAAGAAAATTAGCAATGGCTTCGTATTTGAGCAGTCGCTTTTCTCTGCGGTCAAGATGTCTTAGTTCAGCTTGGCTTATTCCTGCTGATCCTTTAGGCATTGCAGCTTCATCACCGTATGTTGCCGTTAGCTTTTGACCTCCTGCAAACTCAACACGATTCAGGATCCTTGTGAGCCTGTCGATCTCTCGTAACATAAATTCATAATCTCTAATCCATTCTTCTACCTGCCAAGCAATCATTTGATCTGTCATCTATATTCCCTCCCGTTATTTACGCTTATAAGCCCCGCCTTTGGCTCTTTTGAGTCTTTGCATGTTTTGCCCCATGAGTTCACGTATCTCTCTTTCTGTAAGCTCCTGCGGTCGTTTTTTCGGCTTTTCCTTCTTCATGGCTGCTCCTTTTCCGACAAATAAAAAACGGACACCAACCAGCACCCTTAAAAGGTGTTGATCAGTGTCCGCAGGCTCTCCGTCTTGGACTTATTTATTTGTTTTATTAATTAAATTCCATTCCGTATTCATCACCATGATCCTCAATGAACTCTTTCAAAAAATCATCTAATTTATCGTAAAAGAACGAATCATCTTCCGCGCCGTTTATGAATTTCTCTATGTCTTTTTCATTAAGCTTTAATTCCGACAGACCTTCGCCGTTCTCTAACTGGAATTTAAAGAAATTCCTAAATGCTTGTCTTGGATTCATACTTTATTCTCCTTTTTGGCTCGTGCCGCTTTTTATAGTCATTCGAAGACCTTCGACCTTGCATATCTCAATAATTCGTAATCCTTTGCGCTGATATTCACATTTGCTTCACCACAGTGAGCACAATAGATGTTTCCCGGATGATTAAGCTCGTCAATATATGTCCACTCTTCGCATTCCTCACAATAGTAGCTGTGCAAGTCTTCTGCTGTCATTCCGTTACCTCCGTTTCTGGATACATAGCAGCTTCAACCTTTGCTAAGATCCCTTTTTCGATTTTCGTTAGCTTATGGCCATGCATTTCTGTATGGAGAATGTTATCCTTGATGGCTGCTAGTTCTGATCTATCAAAATTGATAAATTCCTCAACCTGTTTGATAAGCCACTCAACATGCTCTCTATCAAGGTGAACCGTACCGTGCATGCTATAAACTTGACCTGCAAATATTTTCTTAATATCGTTTAAGTGGCTCATTTTTTCACCTCGAATGACGGCGTATAGATGTAGCCCTTAATGCCTGTCCAGTTTTTGTTTTTATATATCGTCATTTTGATACGGTGCGTGCCAGCTGTATGGTTGACGATGTAAAACTCTTTTGCTGGCGTGGCGCTTTTAAACGATCCAACAAGACTAAAACGCTGATCTTTCCATTTGCCGCTCACCTTCTTTTGAAGCGTGAAGCGATAGTATACTGTCTCATTGCCTGTTTTACGTGCTGTCACGTCGATTGATTTAGCACGTGGTGTGTATGAATTGGCATCCGTTGATACGCTGACAGTATGCCCGCCAATTGTTTTATATCCGCTCGTTACTGCCGCAGCAGACGGCGCATAAAGCACCGCCGCAATAATAATAGTTAGTGTGATTAGTAGTTTTTTCATTTGAAAACCTCCCCATGAAATATATTTCGCTTTTTGACTTCAAAAATAATAGGTAAACCGTCATCAAAACCATCATCAAAATGTGTGCAGCTCCCAAATTGAGCAATCAATGCTTCTTCCATCTCGCTTTCTGTTGGATAGTGGTCCCATTCGCCACAATCTATCGTTTCTAAAACTTCTAAAGTAAAAACTGATTTTAATTTCATCTTTATTCCCCTTCCACTTTCAATCTAATGCCTGCTGTCAAAGCGTCTTGATAAACTAGGCTTGCACTCAATGCGTGATGATTTCTGGCATCTGTACTACTGCTCCAGCCTTCATAAAAACCTGCCATCGCTTCATATTTTTGTGATATATGGTGATCATAACGAACTTGAAAAGCCTGTTTTTGTTCCTCTAGCAACTGAATTGCCGTTTCAAGGTATGTCGCAAGATCCAACGTTTCTTCAAGTCCGTGCTGCAACCACCCTTTTAGATCATAGGAGGAGGTTTTGACATAAGCCCCGTACTTTTGAAGGCCTTTTTCCTGCTGCTTATGCAATTTCTCGATGACTGAATATACAATTGGGTTATTTTCGTTCATCAGTAACCCTCCTGCTGCCGCTTGTGATTGACGGCGTTCTTTTCCATGTACGCTTGTTCTATTTGATCCAACGTGAAGCCGAAGCCAACGACTCCAATCGCCAAGAACAATCCCCAAGCTATATGGAAGTGTTGTTTTTTACTTTCTTCATCCTTGAGCATTCGAGAATTCAATAAGCTCCATTGCATCTCCACGAAAACTCCTGAAAGCCCTCCGTCAAATCCTGCTTCTTTGAAATCCTCAATCGCCGCTTCTGATACACTTAACTCTTCTTTCCATCCCTTTTTAATCGCAATTGATAAGAAGAAGTGCAGGCAGTCCACATATTCTTCGAGTAATCTATCGCCAACGTACACTTCTTCGTGGTCTTCGCATTTTGGGCATGGTAGCGATAATATTTCACCCTCATGTATCACCTCATATCTTCCTGGTTGGTCTACGCATACATCACAATCTATATAACCTGTCCTATTTGGTTCTTGATTTTCACTCCAATGCTTGAACCAGCGCCCTTCATTAGCGAATTCGCCTAGTTCAGTAATTAGAGCAACATATGTGTTAGGCAGAAGGTCTTGACCTTCCAGCCCTTTTTCTCGGATGATTCGGCGGTCTAACTCCGCCTGCATTTCAAACATTTTTTCAAGATTCATTTCGCGTCCTCCTGAATATCCTTTTTGATAACTTTTAAGAAGAATGTCACTGTATCTTTAACATCCACTTTGTCAAAGCATGTTCTTTCATCTGTGTCGCAAAGAGGTATTCTTAATTGCATATTTGATTGTTCATAGATTTTAAAACTGGTAGTTTTTCTATTGCAAAATACACACGGTTTACTTTCATATGTTGACATGCTGCCTATTCTCACAATAATTCCTCCTGCTTCACATATTGGTTAAACTCAGATAGCTTCTTAAAACAATCCTTACAAAAGCGTGTGCTGGTTTGATTTCCCTTAACTTCGATAACTTCATCGTAAGGATATTGCACCCAATTCCCGTTCACTGTGGCTCTTTCGCAATAATTACAAGAACCAGCTTCTTTTCTTTTTTCGATTCGGATTTCCACAGGTATTCCTCCTAAGCCGCTAGGCTGTTAGTTTGCTTTGCTATAATATTTGTTCATATGTTCAGGTACGCACATCTCAGGGAGGTTAGCCCGCACCAGCTGCTCTGCGAATTGTGGCGGAACACTATTCCCCACCCTGCGTATTTGGTCTGATTTATTACCAATGTTGAATGTATATCCAGGTGGGAACCCCTGCCCTGCAAATAATTCGTTTGGTTGCAACATACGCAATCCGATGTCTGCGATTCTCTGACCATTTGTGCAAACAGTTGTTAAGGCAAAACGGTCTTTTGTTGTAATCGTATGCAATGGCTCGTCTAGTCGCTGTCCTACTCCTTGACCGTAATACTTCGTCAGAAAGGCTACGGTTACTAATCCGAATCTATTGCCGCCAGCTGTGATTGTGTGTAATGGACGATCAAGCGAAAGGCCTCTTACCTCTTTATCTGATTGCTCAGTGTAATAGCTAATCAAGAATGCCGCTTTGCTCTTATCCGGCACCATTACAGGACTTGGATTGTTTACGATGAATTTATCAATACCTCGTTTGATTCGCTTCATTGTATTTTCAACTAGTGGCCGTTTCCTACTGAATATGCTAGGGACCCCTATGGACCAATCTATAATTTCGTAAGACGTTCGCCACGGCTTGAGCTTCCCCGTTTGAACAAGAAGACTTTTAGGATCTCCATGCGTTGGCTTCGGCCATACGATTTCTTTTCCATCACACCTAGCAACCATGAAAAATCTCTTTCGTATGGTTGGCGCTCCATAGTCGCAAGCTGTTAATTCTCTGAACTGCACTTCATATCCAAGTGATTCCAGCGTTTTGACGAATGATTGAAATGTCTGTCCCTTTTGTTCTTTAATCGGTTTACCTTCTTTAGAGATAGGCCCCCAATCTTTGAATTCCTCAACGTTCTCAAGCATGATGACGCGTGGTTTTACCGCTATCGCCCATCTAACAGCAATCCACGCAAGCCCTCTGATACTCTGTTTTACAGGCTTGCCGCCTTTTGCTTTTGAATGGTGTGTACAGTCAGGGGAAAACCATGCTAGACCAACTTTTCGCCCTTTAACTGCTTGTTTAGGATCAACATCCCACACACTCTCACAATAATGTTCCGTGTCAGGATGGTTCACCTCATGCATTGCAATGGCAGCAGGATCATGGTTGATAGCAATATCAACTGATAAGCCTGTCGCAAGCTCAATGCCTGTGCTTGCTCCCCCACCACCTGCAAAGTTGTCTACAATGATTTCTCTAAATAGATCAATCTGTTTCATTGCATCAACCCAGCAATCGTTATAATCCCCATGAAAAACAGCAGCGTGAAGATGACAGGCCCGTTTGATTCCCTTTTAGCCATGACAACGTTACCTTCTATTACGAGATCATCGTTTTTTCTGACAAGCATCGGCACCACATAGTCAGGCACTCTAATTTCAGCAGCTGCATCATCTATTGTCATTGCTTGATTTTTGCAGGCTTTGACGGCCTGAGAAAGCTCGATATGTTTTGGTAGACTCATCATTTCCCCGCCTCCATCAGCAAAGATCGCTGTAAATTTTTCAGTTCAATGGTGACATCAGATAGTTGCTCAGTAGCTCTATTTGCCTGCGTTTCAGCCTTTCTCCATTCATTCAAATACTGCTCATTCTTTTTGTTTGAGAATCTCAATTCTTGCTTTAGACGCTGAATCTCGTTGTATAGGTCCATTTCTGACTCGATGACAGGTACGTCCACTTTTTGCAGAAATTCAACGGCGAAGTGTCCTGAAAAACCTTCTAAGAAAACAGCTGGTGCGCTTGGATTAAATTCATCACCTGCACATTTCCACACTCTGCCCTCGTTCAATTTCGCTTCTAAACATGTATGCATTACGACCATGTCGCCTTTTTTGAGTTTCTGACTCATAATCTCTCAACCTCCGATTATTTGATCTTGAATCCTATTTCATGGTCCACTCTCGCAAAGTGACCTTTAGCAGTTTGAATGATTGTTTTTCCGTGTTCAGGTGCGTCTGTGATGTGGGCTGTTCCTTCGTTGCCGTCAATCACGATTATGCGGACCTTCCCAGGTTCTAAATTCTGATCAATGGTTGTAGCAAAATCCTTTATTTCTTTTGGTTGGTTCATCCGCTCCGCCCCGCTTCCATGTGTTATAATTAAAGTGTGAGATTTAATTAGCACTGGAGCAGCGGCTTCGGTGTTTTTTTATGCCCATTTGTCCATTTGGAACGTTGGTGACGGTTTTAATTCTTCTCTATACACAATCGGGTGTTTTGCTAGATACGCCTCTAGCTCCTCTTTGGTCATCTTCCACTCGATGACTGGACCCGCAGCATATGGGTTGTTAGGCTTTCCGCTCATGCTTTCCCCCTCCAATCTTCGGTATTTCAACGCCGCCCATTCGCTTGCAATCTGCTCCAAAGCGGCTTGAGCATTGTTTGAACTGTGAACAACGTGTCATACAGGCCATAAGCTTATCTTCCTTTTGAACCCACAACGGACGATCGTCTGCTATTACCACGTTTAACAGTTGGTTTCCCCGCCTTCCGTTTAATCTTTTTGAGTTTGTCCAACTCTATGAATCCTAGCGACCGATCAAATGCGATAACCTTTAATGGCGTATCAAATTTGCGTTCATAAAGCTTCCGCTTGATGGCAAATTCCTTTGTTTCCATGCCTTTGATGTCGATTACTTCTTTTGATCCATCGAGATGAGTGATCTCGAAATCTGCAATATATTCAATCTTCCGAAAAGTCTTGCTGTTCTTCTTGAATGCTTCTTGAAGCTCGAAGCGTGGCTGCAATGAAAAATCTTTTATCTGCTTGGATTGCTTGAGCCATTTCAGCTGCTCATAGTATTTGGCTTCGGCTTTACTATCGAAAGTGATGCCATCTACTACCGTTTTACGTGCGCCGTATTTATTGGACATTTGCCCTCTCCTTTTTTTGCTGCCTAATATCCATTTCTGTCATGCCACAATCTACACAATAATAATAGTCAGGTTCCAACAAGTGTTCCTCTCCTGCCATAGGACAGTAGCTCATTTCCATGTGTTTATGTTCACAGGATTCCTGACGTTTCCTCTTTTCTCTCTGCCTAACAACAGAACAATACTTAGTTTCATGTAACTTAGCACCATGCGGCGTAAGAAGACGTTTTCCACACTCTTCACATTGATAGAGTGTTTGGTCTTTCAATACTTTTGCCATTTTTCCCCCTCGCTTTCCGTTGCTGGAAGTGCTTTTTCAGTTCGGCAACGAGTTTTTCTTTTTCCGATTCGTTTAGGTTGGTTCGTTTCAGTAGTTCAGTGATGCTAGGATTCATTATTTTTCCGTTAACAGCTCCGGATTTTCGTAGATATTGCCAATGACTTCATAATCTTCTTCACAGTAATTTATATCCCCAATCCAGCAGATGCCTTTTCCGTTTTCTTCTCCGGTAAAATCTGAGTAATAACGGCTTTTAATGTTCTCTAATGTAAACGATCCATCTCGAAACCCTACTGAAGCAGTAAAATGTTCTTCTATTTCATCTCCATTAAAGAACCAGTGAACACAATGGATGATATCCCCCTCATAAATTTCATTTCCCTCTGAATCCTTCAATCCAGTGTATTGACCCACAGAATCCCAATGAACTGGTACAACTCCGCTATAATCAGTGTTTATATACGCAAGTCGGTCATCTTTGTTTATGTAGATGCCCCCCTCAAACCAATTGAGATCATCATAATCTTCAATCGGACTACCTCTAAACTTGATTTCTCTCATTCGCTTACCTCCCGTCATCATGCAACCATTGCAGGACCTTCTTTTCTCTGAATCTAGCTGTTAAAGCGATAGTGATAAGTGAGGCTATCGTCTTCATGCTGTCTTTCCTTCCAGTGCTTGCGCTTTCGCCAGCATTTGATCTAGCATTTCAATGACTGGCTTTAAGCTCTGCTTACGTCCTGTGGTGTTACATTCAGGACAAGGGAAGAAGCCCGCCATGAAAGTATTTTCGTTTATGACGACTTTCTCGCCATTGCATGTGTTGCACATTTTAAACCGCTCCTTCTAACCGATGATTTAGTTTTATATTCTTCTCAATAGTGACCGTGTAGTTTTTTGCCATTTCATAGATTCTTGTTGCAAATGCTTCATCAATCTTCAAGAGCTGGTTCAAATCAAGCTCGCATGAAACCATGATCGGCTTGTAATTTAAATAACGGTAGTTAACGATCTCTTGTATCCGTGTAAACTGCCACGGTGTCACTTGAGGAACGCCATCCTTCGGCTTGAATAGGTCATCAATGAACAAAACATCGACTGTCTTTAAAAGCCTCAATTTTGCGGCTAAATCGTCAAAGTCTTCTCGTAAGTCGGTCATGCCCTCCAGATAAGGAAAATACATAACAGACAGTTTATATCGCTCTATAAATCCATTTGAAATGCTCGTGAGAAGATGTGTTTTCCCTGATCCTGACTGACCAAGTAGGGCAATGCTGTTTTGTCTCGTGTCTTTGATCTCCTTAAACTTTTGAGCATATTCAAATGCACAGTCATACAGCTCTTTAATCTCATTCGGCTTATTTTCGAGAAAGAAGTTTTTAAAGGTTAGTTTCCTGAATCCTTCTGAAATGTTGCTGGCACTCATCAGCTTCATTTGCTTCTTTCGTGCTGTTCTTTCAGCAACACAAGGACACTGGCGGGAAAAGGTTGTTTTCCATTCCTTTGCTTCTTGAGGGCTGCACACTTTGCCAGCGAGAAAATCTTCTTCGCGAACCATTTCATGATCCGCTAGATCAAAACGTTTGCCTGCATCTTTCATTCGCTTTTCTGTTTTTTCGTGAATCCGATACACGATGATTCCCTTGTCCTTGCATTCATCGCACTCATACGTTTCTTCTGAGACGACCAGTGCCGAAGATTGGCGTAACTTTAGATTTTCCTTCATTCTTTGAAACACTTCGTCCAGCGTTGCCTTTGGCATCTTGCTTGCCTCCTTTGTTGATAGGGTTGTACAACACCGCAGACACCCAACCTATTGATTTTTTGTTCTTCTCGACAGCTTCTTTCATGACTTCAATCACTTTTTCTTCTCCGTGGTCATCAATGAATTGACCAATTTTTTGGGCATTAATCGGGCTTAATGTTCCTCCAAAATGACTCTCGAAAAATTCAAATGGGTTTGGGTTCATTGGCTTGTCCTCCTGTCGTGTTGGTTTTTCTTCTTTTGGCTTTTCAGGTTCTTTAGGTGAAGGGGCAACGCTTGCTGTATTTTCAAAACTGACGATGTGATAACTGCCCGCCCCAGTGCCTCTAGGCTTGTATTCAATCCGGCCATGTTCTATCAAGATTTTCCGGTGCTCAATCATAGTCTTTTCGCTGACTCCTAACCGCGAATAAAGCCGACTGTTTGGCACCGTGAACCACTCTTTCCATGAACAACCGTTGTTTATATCCATCAAGTGAAACCACAGTGCTTGAGTGGTAGGTTTTAGTTCTGTTGTTTCGAGAAACCTCATGAAGCCGTTTATTTCTTTCAGGTAGTTCAAGCCTCTACCCCCTTTCACATAGTGCATACAAGCCCTGTATGCGTACAAAGCGCATATCAGGCTCATTAGTCTTGATGTAATCTTTCACATAGTCTTCTGCTAATTTGAAAGGATCGGAAGTGCCTTTGACCATCCATGTGTAGCAATAAGGGATAGGAACTTTAATCAAATGGGCTTCGGTTTTCATCCACTTGCTCCGTATTCGGGCTTTCTAAAGTTGGTTCTACACTGTACGGCATATCAAGGACTTCCTCGTCATAAACCGATTTTGCTTCTTGGGTAATATCTTTTCGTACCGTTTCGTCTTGCGCTGCGTATTGCTGAATTTCAATACTGATCGGCAGGTACTTCCACATACGGCGAATGACAGTTTTTTTCGCCATTTCTTCATAATCTGTTTGCCACGGGCCACTATCCTTTGACTTGCTTCGTTCACGAACAGCCTCAACATCTTCTTTGCTGAAAACCTCGAATTGATAGCCGCCATCTTTGAAGTGTGCCACTGCATATACATGAGTCATTTCACCTCTATGCCCTGTTGCTGGCTTGTGAATTAACTTTGGATTTAATCCTAGTTCATACTCGAATTGATCCTTTTCATAAACCACGTGAGAATAGATACTTTCGATGTGACCAGAACGTCTAGCAAGGTCGATCATGCCCTTATATCCGATGATGAACTGAACTTCTTTCGTCCACTTATCCTTCTCACCATTTTGCCCCTTGATCTTTTTGTTGAAAGGAACAAAGTAACAGTGACCAATCAATCCAGGTTCTAATCCTAGTTGTGCGGACTGCATGACAGCCCCCAGCAATGAAGCGGGTGAACATTGTTGCAGTTGCGGGTTACTCCTGATTGTCGTTAGGGCGATCCTTGTGAGTCTTTCAGGTGTCATATGTTCAGGCAATGCCTTTTGTAATTCAGGTTGCATTGAAGCTAGGTAGTCAGCAATTGTTTTGGGTTTCTCCTCCTGCTGCTGGACGTTATTGGCTGCTTTGTTTGCCAGCTGATTCCGAATATCTTCGTTTTTAGCCATTGTCTACGCTCTCCTTTACATAAAATCTTCTCTGCGGCTTTGTCTCGCTGAATTCCTCAAATAATTCAGGATGTTCACTGGCGAACTTCTTTGTATCAAAGCGGTTTGTTTGAATGGTCTTCCAAGTCACACGATGTTTTGTAGCAAGACCGATTTCGTTTTCTCCTAGCATGGCTTTGAGCTGGTTTTCATCCGCTTTAATTCGCTCATCAATTTCTTTCTTTTCTTCTTTTGCACTTTTTAGTCGAACTATGATTTCATCCGCTTTTAAAGGCAGGTTTGTTTCCTCGTCAATTCCAATTGGGTACATGTGGTTAAGCAATTCTGTTGATGAATCCGAACCATCAAACATTGGCGGCTCTTGCTTTTGAACGTGATTCTCCCAAAAATCTTTTTCAATCTGAATCAAGTAACCTATCAATTCCTCGTCACGATCGACTTTTTTATAAATGAACTTGTTTCCGCCGATCAGAACAGCGATCCACCATGCTTTATAACCCGTCACAGCCATGTAATGCTGGCACTGAATCAGATAAGCGTCTGGAATCTCTTCTCCCGTCCACTCTTCTTTCAAGTATTCAGAGGCCGTTTTGCATTCAAGCCCTACATTTTCACCGACAATTAGTCTATCAACGTTAGCAAGCATGAAAGGATATAGAGGGTGTTGTAATATAGCCTTTTTTCGTCGGACCTTCTTTCCAGTGCGGTTGCTAAACTCTCTTGCGACCACTTCTTCGAGTACATGACCCCAATATGCGGCTTCTCCCGCTTCATCTTCCTTTGGTGACTGACCCAATTTATCCAAGTAAACTGAAACAGGTGACTTCCATCTACTCATTCCAGCAATGGCGGCGGCATCTGAACCGCCTATACCTGCACGTCTAGCCTCAAGCCATTGCTCTTCTGTCATCTTCTCGGTTGAGATAAGGACCTTTGCTTGCATGGCTACATACCTACCTTTTGGCGATATGCCGCCTGCCCCAATTGAATGTATTTTTGTTTTGCTTGAGCATTTGGGAAGCAGAAGACCGGTAAACCTTTTTTGTAGTCGATCCAACCGCCTGCCTGCTCTAAACGCTCCTGCGCTTCACGGCGGTGATCAAAGCTGATTTGATATTTTGACATCATGTATACCTCCATTGAATTTTTGTTAAAGATTTGGTATACTGTCGGTACCTAATCGAAGCAGTACACCTTTTCAAAACTCGCTCTCCAAAGCGGGTTTTTTTATTTGTCATCCTCTTCTTCCTCTTCATAACCGTCTCTTTCTTGCTCGTCTTTCCAATGACTCTTCGGATATCCAAAGCAATTAATCTGCGTCACCATCGGATGCTCAATATTCAATGGTTTCAGTCCTTTCAGTACGTGTAACAAGCTCAAGCCGTACACCACTTTTTTTCTGTAACTTCGATGCGACTTCAATTAATTTTCCTAAATTATTCATCCGCACAAGATCCTCGCTGATATTTCTAATGCTTCCAGCTAGACTTGCAACTTCTTCATAATTTCCGTCTTTCAATTCTTGATGAGCAAGATATAAAAGCTCTTTCACACAATCAATTTTCGTCTTTGCTCTCGATACATCTTCACTAATGAATTGTTTTTCAATCATGCTAGTACAGCCTCCCTATCCTGTCTTTTGTGCATTGCCACCTCTGCGACAATGGCTTTTTTCGACCATTTTTCTGTTAGGTCTTGAATCTTTAAGTCAAATTCACGCGCCATTGAGTACATGAGTGTTTTATTTGCCTGTGTTAGATCATAAATCTGTTTTATCGCCTGCATTGGAAGCTCGCCATGCTTGCCCGGGCGGGTATTGTTTAACCACTCTGCAAGCTCACCGATAGCCTTTTGTGCGTCTTTCATTTCCTGCACCAAGTTGATCAGGGCCTTATGAGCGCAATTATTCAAGGCGGGATCAATCGGTGCTGCAGCAAGCGGATGCATTTTAAAGATGTAGTGTACGAGATCGATATGTTCATAGGCTCCACATGCTTTGAACCAGTTGATACACAATTCAGGTGTAGGTCTGACATAACCATTTTCAATGTCTGATACATTTCTCTGATCACGCCCCCCAATTAATTTGCCTAGCTGATACTGTGAATATCCAGCTTCCTTCCTTACTTTTCTAAGAATTTCAGGTAAATTCCGCTGATTATACGGGCTGTTCTGCATTTGTTCCCATCCTTTTCTATTCAGTTTTTGTTGCTAAAATATTAATGAAGGGATACAGCAGGCTAGGAAACCCTGCGTGGAACCCAGTTAACAATGTAATTCACAGCTACTTGCATATCTTTTCTCTTTAAATCCTTATAGCTGGATACGGCGAAACGGTCTTTAATTTCTCGATGCAGTTCGCTGAATAGCCGCTTACGTTCTGATCCATCTTCCGTAAAACTGTAGACCCTAGAAGCAACGGCTTTTTGAATCCGTCTTTGTTCACCATGATCAAGTGTGATCTGCTCATCCACTTTGGTGTCCAATTCAAGGATTTTCTTTTCGTGAGTGCTTATTTTCTTAGACAACTCGTCTTGCCGTTGTGATGTTTCTAATAAGAGTTTAAGAGACTCAATTCTCTGTTCTCTTTCGGTTAAAGGTTTTGGAACACCAAAGTGACCATTCTTTCTAATTGAAGGGATGACTTCAATTGCCAGCCAGTCTTGAAATTGTTCTGCAACTTCGTTAGATGCTTTAAACGCCAGCTTGTACACAAGTGGTTCAGGAATGAAATCACCTCTCCCCACTTCTGGGGAATTTTCCGGAAGGTATTCATTCACTCGCTCCCATCGAATGTACTGTTTGTTATTTTTCTCTTGGACAAACCCTAGAGATTTCGCAACTTGTTCAGCATCAAAAATGATTAGATCATTCTCGATTTTTGCTGATACTTCAAACATTTCATTTTTAAATAACTGTGGGTTGTTCATGCGGTAGTGACCTCCTGAATGTATGATGAATTATTCTTAATCCATTCAAAAACCTCATCTCTTGGGTACCTAGCTTGAATTTGAGTGAGTTTAGGAAAATCAGGTCTAGCTGTTATTTTTGATACCGTTGGTCTTTTGACTGAAAGAATTTGTATTAAATGATCGACATTTAAAACGGGTGGATATGAGTATTTTTTCATACCATCTTCAACGCCCTTTTCATAAGCTGCCTGAAACAATTTTTGCATTTGATCTTGAAATACGGTGGCTGTCATTTCATCAAAAGTGATAACTGTCTGTGGCATGATTCAACCTCCTACGCTGTGTTTGTATGAGAATCTTGTCCTTTTTGATTAAAAAAAAGAGCTTTTATATCCGTACCTAAAATTTCACTGACTTTAAACGCATCATCCATTTTAGGTTTAGAGTACCCGTTCTCCCAATTAGAAATAGTTGATTTCTTACAATTGAGTTTAAAAGCAAGCTCTTCCTGCGTTAAGCCTTTGGCTTTTCTGGCTTGAACCAATTTGAGGTTTTTCATGTTGCTCACCACCTTTGTATAAGATTCTTGTACTTGTTGATTTCATTATAAGTATAAGAAACTTGTATGTCAATATAAAAGTATGAATTTCTTATACTTTTGTTTAATAAGCTTTTCTTTATAGTACAATAAACTTGTACTTTTAAATTGGAGGAAACTGTCATGCTCTCTAAAAGATTAAAGAGTGTCAGAAAGAATAAAGGATTAACACAAGAAGAATTAGCTAGACGTGTTAAAACAACAAAAGGAACTATTTCAAATTATGAAAACGGCCATAGTACGCCATCTAATGAAATGCTTAAAGATTTGGCTGATGCATTAAATACAACTACTGATTATCTACTTGGCAGAACTGAAAACATTTCCTCGGAACAAGTTGAATACGATTTAAACGATCCTGATTTACAGATTGCTTTCAAAGATGCTTCTGACTTTTCTGAAGAAGCTAGACAAGAAACAATCAATTTCATTAATTACATAAAACAGAAGGAAAAAATGAAAGGTCGTAAACCAAAAGACTAAACTTATATTAATTATTCTTTTGTTTATATTTCTTTGTTTAGTTTTGTTTAATTAATGCTGAAGGTTCTGCTGTAATTTTTACAGTAATATCTTCAGTTGAACAGCTATTCAATTGTAATTTTTACAGCAAAGTCTTCAATTGAATGCCTGCTCAACTGTAAAAATTACAGCGATAAAAGGGGTGTTTTTACAGATGAGTGAAAAGAAGAAAAAGAATCACACTCAAATTATCGAAGAATATATAGACCATCACGGGCTTAAAAAAGGAAGTTTAACAAGTGGCAGTGTTAAAGGTTATGGCACGCTGGATATTGTTTTAATATCTGTATATGATACTGGTTTTGATATCTTTTTATTAAAAGATGAAGCAGTTAGTAATGTAGTCTCTTATAACTGGAACCAATTTTCTGAGGTAGAGATAGATAAATTTGCTCTTAGCACAGGGTTTTCATTGTTAGGAGAAAAAGAAATCACTTTAAAAATTACAGAAGACAAACATTTTTACTCCCAGCTTGAGAAACATAATATTAAAATGATTTTCAAAAAGAGAAATTGGCAAAATAAGCTTCTAGGGTTCCGCTCTCAAAACAAATTAAAGATGGTCATGGCAACGGCAATATACTTAATAACATTATTACTAATTGTTGTACCTATCGTTGCATACAACCTTCCAAGCGCAAAACAAGATCGTATAGACGTTGAAGCAGCTAAACTAAAAAAAGAAGCCACTGAAAAAGAAAATCGAGATAAAGAAGCTGCGGAAGCTGAAGAATTCAATAAAAAGCAGGCTAATAATAAGAAACAGCAAAAAGAAAATGATAGAGAATTAGTGACTAATACTATAGATCGCTTGCAAAAATATATAGATGACAGTAATGGTCAATTAATAAAAATAGAACCTATGACAAACAGTTGGGACAATGTTTATGCATTTGTTTCAGATTCCTTCAAAACTATGCCATTATCTGAAAAGGAATCTTGGGTTAATGAAACTGGATCAGATATTAAAAATAGAATTAAAGGCGGCGGTATAGCTGAAGATCCCCGAATTTATTTTGTTTATAAAGATCAGTCAAAGCTAGCAGTTCCAGACACATTCAATGAAACTTATAAAATTAAGGATTAGCCTGATAAAAGGCTTTTCTTTTAAAATAAAAACAGAACATATATTCTTATTTTAGGGGTGTTTTAATTGAAAGGACTATCACATTTGGAAGAAGAAGTGAAGAAAATTTACACAAAATTAAATATGTTTACTCCAGAGGCAATTGATATGGAACGTATAGCAGCTTCTTTAAGAATATGGCTTCATTTTGAAAAAAGGACTAGTTTTGTTATTTGCGTTAATGGTTCTTACAGCATGGTTATTGATAAACGTTTAAATAAAAAACAACAATGGGAAGAATTTGGTCACGAACTGTGTCATGTAATTAAGCACTATGGTAACCAATTTGATATGCATGAGCTCTTTCGAGAATTGCAAGAATACCAGGCTAATAGTTTTATGTACCATTTCTGTGTGCCCTCCTTTATGCTTCAAAAATTGAACCTGCCTTCTTTGCAATCTGAAGCAATAAAGCTAATTGGTGACACCTTTAATGTAACTTACTCTTTTGCTGCTGCCCGCTTGGAGATGTTTAGAAGAAAAAGCTTTGCTTTTGCTTTATACGAGAAATCCTTAAAACAAATTAATTGAGGAGGATTAAGTATGGGAAGACTTCAAAAATACGAGACTAAAAAAGGCGACCGCTGGATGTTTATAATTGAGGATGGAGTAAATCCGCAAACTGGAAAACGACAAAGAATTGTAAGAAGAGGCTTCACTAAAAGAAAACATGCAGCTGATGCTATGATTGATTTGGAATACATTCTAGGCAAGGCAAAATTGGACTTAAAAAATGATATTACATTCAAAGACATGGCCGCTGAGTGGTTAGATGTTTACAGTAATACAGACAGAAAAATTAGCACCATTAGAGTTAGAAAGCATGAAATTGGTCATTTAAATACATTCTTCGGTTATCGTAAGCTAAAGGATATTACTAAAAAAATGTATCAGGATGCTATAACCAGTTTGAAAGTCGAGAAGAAGCTATCAGAAAACACGATATCTGGCATACACGGTACCGCTAGAATGATCTTCAAACGAGCTTTAGAACAAGATTTGATCTTTGTTGATCCATCTGCATTTGCTTACTTACCAAAAGATAAGAAGACAGTCGAAGAAATCGAAAATGAAAAAATAGAAGAAAAATACTTTGAGAAGAATGAATTAAAACACTTTTTAGATACAGCATATCAATTAAATTTTGAATATTACGTTATGTTCTACCTGTTAGCTTGGACCGGTTTAAGAGCTGGTGAGCTTGCGGCTTTAAAGTGGTCAGATATTGATTTCAAGGAATGTACCATCAGCGTTACAAAAACTTATTACAATCCAAGTAACAGCACCAAAAAATATACTCTCCTACCTCCTAAAACTAGAGGCTCCATCAGAAAAATTGATGTTGAGAGTGAAGTTTTACAAGCAATTAATAAATTTCGGATTCAACAAAATGAAATAAAAATGCAGATGAAACATGAATGGCATGATAAAAATTTTGTTTTCGCCAGAATTAAGGGACCATATTGGGGATATCCTCACTTTATTAAGACTATTGAAAATAGGTTTAATGCAGTGCTAAAAAAGTCAGGGATACAGAAGAAACTAACTCCTCATTCTTTAAGGCACACCCATACTTCACTTCTTGCTGAGGCTGGTGTGGATCTTCAAAGGATAATGGATAGACTTGGACATACAGAAGATCAAACAACAACTAAAATATACCTTCACATAACAAAAGACCGAAAAAAAGAAGCTTCTCAAAAGTTCGGAGAACTAATGAAAAGCCTCTAA